AGTACGTCTGTATCCATTGAGTCAGCCATTTTATAAGCTGCACGATCAGATGCTAAACGAACAAAGTCTACATTGGCGAATTGCTCTTCAATGTCATCCATCTTGAAGGCAAAGTAGTTTGCTTTGTCGATGGTCAATGAAAAGTCAGAATCATCAAGCTTCTCAACAGAGATGTTTGTATGACGTTGCAGAGCGTTGACGGTTACGTCTGGCTCTTTTTGGATGCGAACAGTATCGCCTTGGTTTGCAATCTCACCAAAATATGAGTTGTTGGTAATTGCGTTAGTGACAGCAGAACGCCGTAGAGCAATCTGTGCCTGTTTTGAGTAGATAATCGGAGAGAAGTTTCCGTTAAATCCACCTGATGCGGATGTAATAGCCATAATGGTTTCCTTTCAATGATATGGCGTTGATAGTAACACTATACCCACTTGAAAGAGGCCTTCTGTAGTAGGGTAGTCAGCTTTGCTTTAGAGATGCCTCTCTGTAAGCGCTGGGCCTATACGTCAGGGTGAGTCTTATATTTGTGGCGATTGTGCTTTTCATAAAGCATACACACACTTTAATATATGTGTATATGCTATAGTTTTATCTATGATAATGTTATTGTCAACTACTTCTTTGACATATCATAAATAAATTTTCCAGAGCGCTGAGCATCTAAGATCTCTTCCATGCGCTTCTCGTATTCTTTGATAGACATTTTAGCTACCATAGACTCACTAATATAGTTAGATGAATCGTCTGGGTTAGGTGTAGATACCTTCTTAGCCTTTACAGAAGAAGCAGCATTCTTATCACTGCTAGACTGCTTCATTGTCTTGATGCCTTTATCTACCTTGTAGAGATCTAATACACGAGCTACTGATTTAGCATCGTCGGTGTTCTCATACAAAGCATCCTGTACCCATTTAGGCTGTTCTTCTGCCCATGTATGGAATGCATCATCTTCGCGGATCTGTGCGAAGTCAGGGTGTATGTTAAGTAGCTCTACCTCGGCCTTTTCTTTCTTAGCTTGAGTACGCATACTTTCTATTTCTTGTAAGCGACTATCTAGATCAGAGGCACGTTCATTAGCCTTCTTATCCGCAATAGCTTCAATGATACCAGCTACATCAGGGTACTTCTTAGTCCAAGCATCGATCTCTTCTTCTGACTTAGGTAGTACAAGCTCATTCTTAGCAGCTAAGTCTAATTGACCCTTTAGCTTATCTAACTCCGTTTTATACTCTGCATCTTTTTCTTGCATGTACTTACGAATATCAGAGTATCGCTTTTTAAAGCTCTTCTCTTCTGCACTCAGATCAGCATCATCCTTTGCGGGTGCTTCTGCTTCCTCTGAGGCTTCTTCTTGTTTGGTATCACTTTTTGTCTGTACTTCGGGTTCGACAGGCTCTGAGCTACTGGGTTCCTCTTGAGTAGCTTCTTCTGTTGAGGCTTCTTGCTCTTCATCGTCCTGTTTTATGCCAGCATCTTTTAAAAGCTGAGCTAACTCCTGTTCATCTCTCTGTACACGAGACATATTACGCATGTGTGATGCAGATTCAACTGCAATAGTTTGGGCTTCCGACATTTCTTACTCCTTTATGTTGGGGCCAGCCTAAGCTGGGTAGCCTTATAGTTATTTATTGTCGTTTAGTTATTATTTCTTTTTGTTCTTCTTCATTAAGCCGCCTTCGGCTCTTCCTGACCCAGAATATTTACCGTCTGCTCTTTTGGGTGCAGATTTACCTGCCTTTGCAGCAGCAGATGTTTTTGCCCTTTCTCTAGCAGCGCTAGTATCTGCTTTAATTCTGTCAGTTGCACTCTCTCTTCTATCACGCTCTTTTTTAGTAGGGTTAGTGATATAATCAGTACCACTTTTATGTTCAGATAAGCTCTTCTTTGCTTTCGTTCCTGTACCACCTGTACGTCTTGAACCATGAAAGCTGTCACTTAATGATGGGCCTTCATAGCTATTATCAAACTGATCTCCCAGCCATGTATCAAAGAAGTCAACTTTTCCATCATTATTCATGTCATTAAGAATACCGCCGCCGCCTAATACACCGCCGCCGCCTAGAATACCCTGACCCTCATCTTTTCCGCGTCTAGTTACACCATTAAATAGCTCTTGTATCTTAGCTTTTTGTGCATCATCATCTGTTGCTCTGTAACGTTTTTCTAACTCTCTAGCTACCGCAAAACCTGTGGCACGTTTACCTATTTGTGCTATAAGTCCTACAGGGCCAGCAAAGGTACTAAGACCAGCAAAAGCTTTGTTTACCTTTGGGCTACCTAAATTAGTAGCTAACTCAAAAAGCTCTGCATCTTCATAGTCTTCAAATTGTTTTGCTGCTTTATTAACGTTCTCTAATTCTCTATTAGCTTTATTCTGTTCTTCATTTGCTTTAATTTTAGTGGACTCACCTGTTTCAGGGTTTTGCACAGTTATCTCTGGAGATTTATAATTCTCAGACACAACATAACCTGCGTCAATCATAGCTTGGGCTGCTGCATCTGGTTTTCCATCAACAAAGCGTAAGGAAAATGCCGCTCCTGTTTTTGGGTCACGATATTCTCTATACTCAATATTATCAGCCATAAAGTTTGTTTCAAATATAGAAGAAACGTCAGGTATAACAGGCTGTTCAGGCATAACAGGTGTAGTTACATCTCCACCCTCATTATAGCCTTTTAAGTATCCACCGTCCTTCATATTGACCATAGGCTGATCTTCTGCGACTGTCTGTAGCTCAGAGATGTCAAACGGGAAGTCTTCATCCTCTGGCTCAACCATCTCCATGCCTTCTGGTGGTATTGGCTCACCACCGATACGACCATTGGCTTCCATATCAGCAAAGCCTTCTTTGGCTTGTGTACGTAAATCCTCAAAGAATTTGACACCATAAAAGCGTACAACATCAGCAGGTACAACATACTCGCCTTCACTTAGCTGTGCAGGGATATCATCACGTACCTCTTCTGGTAGTGAGCCTGTAGGTACTTCATTACCTGATACAGGATCTACATCTTCTAGTGCCTCATCAGTCTGCTTACTTACTAAATCCATTGACTGTCTCCCTGAGTAGCTTTAATCGTCTTAGCACACTAATTGCACCCTGTGCTCTGTGTACTTCTACAGGTGTATCTGCACTTTCAATGATTCTATGCTGTATAGTGACTAGATCATCTATGTGTGCATAAAACTCTTCAATAGCTTGCTTGTTATTTACAAACTGTTTAAGCGACATTACCAGTAAACCCTTGTTCATTAGGTGTAGGGGCAGTACCTATACCCATCTGAGAACCACCGCCACCAGACGTATCAGCTACGCCCTGTGGGCCTTGTCCTTGAGGTGGAGCACCCTCTGGTGCTGCAACACCTTCTGGCCCTGCAGGGGGCTGTGCGGGCTGCTGAAAGCCCTTCAAGATCTCAGCTTGAATAGCCGCATCCTGCATGGAGTTAGTAACCTTGTCTGGGTCAAGATCCATAGACTTAGCAATCTCACGAATGATGTAGTCCATCTTAGCAAAAGGTGCTAGTACTGGGTTCTGTGCTACTTGCAAGAATTGCATCAAACGCTGTGACCGTACTTCATTAGCCATCAAGCTTTCTGTACCAGACGCACGTACCTCTAAATCACCTTTAATACTTTCGTCAAAGTCAAACTGCATGTTAAATGCAAAAAACGCCTTACCTAGAGGACGAATCAAGTAATCATCTACGTTCTTTACTACAGTACGGATAGAGCCGTTGGCAGCAGACATAAGCATACTAATACCAGAAGCAGTACGACCCACTCCAGACACGCCTGTCTGACCGTGAGCAAAAGAAGGGAAACCAGTGCTTTCATCCGCTAAAACTCTTGCCTTATCAAACAGTTGCATATTCTCTTGTGCTACATTAGGAAACTTGGTGCCAAAGATGCTCTGCCCCATTGCACCCCCCTGACGCCTAAACACTTTTCCGGGGTACACAGACAAGTCTTGGCCCGGCACCATGTTCGTTTCGTCAACCTCAATGATCAAGTTACCACTCAATGCAGCATTATCAATAGCCATACGCATAAAGCCATTCATAAGTGTTTGAGTATCATCCATATTCTCAGCGATACCTACACCAAAGAAGCTGTAGGGGTTATGCTCATATGGGGTAGCATAGTAAGGTATACGTGATGGCTTGAACGGGTTTAGTACCATACGCAGTACTTCTCCATTACAGATCCATACGTTAGCACTTACTTCGTCTAAGTCTTTCATAGAAGTAGGTATCTTAATACCGTGCTCTTCTAAAATAGCAGTGTCTACAAAGCCCCAAAACTCTAACACTTCCCAACGCTCAGACTCAGCATGAACCTGATTGTCTTCCATAGTCATTTCCCAGTGCTTCTGCACATAGTCTGGGCCTTTAGTAACTGCCATATCAATAGCATCATCCATAAAGTATGGGCGTGTCTTGAGTGAGCGTAGCTGTGTACGTGACATCTTGTGACGCTCAATAGTGTACTCAGCATCATCCATAGACGTAGCTTCTGGGTCAGGGTAGAAATTCCACACACTTACGTGGTTGCACTCAGGTACAGTCTTTATAAGAGGATCATACTCACCTTGATCATTCCAGTTAGGGTACTCTTTATCTACAGCAAATGGGCCTTTCATAACACCCATACCAAGCAAAGCCATCTCAAATGCCATAGAGCGTAAATGCAAAGAAGCGCCAGACTCATTTAGCTGGTCATGGATCTTCTTTTCCATTCGTTTAGCTGCAACCATAGCAGGGTGAAATGTAACGGTGGTAGGCGTTGTGCCATCACCTTCAACAACCTTTTCTGATACGGATGCTAACTTGTCGCTGAGTGGCCCTAAACGCTGCTTTAGATCTGCTAACGTTTCTCCGGGTTTTAACTTCTCAGTACCGTCAAGTAAGTAGGGCCGTGAAGGCTTGTCTTGTGTTACACTTTTAAGTGCTTCACCTGCTGCTGCGGCATTAGGGTCAATGTTGATGTGTACTGATTCAGCAACGCCATCTGGTAAAATAGATGGATCTACTGACATAGGAAACTTATTGTTACCAAACAAAACGTCAACAATCTGCCCATATGCAGCTAAGGTCTTAGTCTTCGTGACTTTAACAAATACACGAGACTTTTCTGTGTCTGTAAACTTTACGTCAGGCCCATACAAACCACGATAGTTGCGGTAAGCACGTAACCATCTATCTTCGTCACTCCTGCGAGCATCTTCTGCCCTGCTAAAACGTTCATCAACAAAGGATACAATACTAGATTTAGCTTCAAAGATGCTATCCTCTGCGTCCTCTGCAGCTACAACTTCATCTGTATCAAAGGTTACTTCGTCAATATCTGCCATGTTTTAGTATCCAAATGTTGTGTCTTGTGCTTGAAAGCCCTGATTTGGTTTGTCAGGCGTGAAATCCCATATACTTCTACTACGGGGTCTTGTCATAACGCCGTAACGTAGGGCATCATATAGGTGGTCTTCCGCTTTAGTGTCTACATCCTCTGGGTTCTTTTTATCTAGAGGGATAATAGGTATTTGAGATAGGGTGTTAATACAGTTACTCATAAAAGCAAGTCTTGGTTTCTCAGTAAACTCATCTACCTGCAGACGCCTATGTATTTCGTTCTTACCAGCTACACGAGAGCCTCTAGATCTATCAGAAGGACGCCAACGGCAACCCTTCATGTTCATCTGTTCAGCCAGTGATGGCCCAGTATCACCACGGTTATGCCATAAACTAGAATCCAGAACACCATATCGCATACCACCATCATTAGCTTCCGCTTCCAGTATCATATCAGCTAAATCAGAAGCTGTAACTTTAGAACAATAAAGCTCCCTGTAGACGATAAGCTGTTCGTCGGGAGCGACAGTAAACCATAAAACTCCTGTATAACTACCGTAGCCGTAGTCGCAAGCTCTAAACTTAACCCAGTTGTCTGGGATTTCAAAAGGGTCAATGACATGAAGGGATCTGTTAAACTCTGGGAAAGCTGCTCCTTCATTGACATCCCAATTACCCTCTAATAGTTGTTTTCTTTGGTGTTCTGGTAAAGACAAAAGCATAGCTTCGTAGTCACCAGTATCGGCTAGGTATGGGTTGTCAAACAGACTAGCAGGTATAAACCTACGCTTAAACAGAGGTTGACCCTCTTTGCTGTGACCTTTAGGGAATGTAATAGTATCCCCTGTTTCTATGTTAGTTGCCCAGAAAGGTTTATTAGATGGTGCAGGGTCAATAAACATCTTTTTAACCCAAGCATGACCACTACCACCTGGGTTTGTAGTAGCACGAATGTACAAGCCTAAGTCTGTACTATGGGCAGACCTCAAGCGACTCCTCATGTAATCAAACGCATAAGGGGTAGGCCACTGAGTTAGCTCGTCGAATCCGATCCAGTTAAACGCTTGGCCTTGGTAACGAGTAACGTCCATATCTTTATCAAGATACGACATCCAGAGCCTACCACCTTTCGGAGTAGTCCACTGACTTTTACGCTCAGACCACTTAATGCCCGGAACAGCTTTAGGATAAAGCTCTTGGCTTTTTTGAATAAGCTCACGTAATTCCTCCGTAGTATGTCGTACAAGTAACCCACTAAAGTTAGGATCATTTAACCCATGTAGAGGATCAGCAAGCATTGCGTAACTCTTACCGCCACCTGCTGCACCACCATATAGTACCTCACGCTCAGATGCGCTTAGAAAGTCTGTCTGAGGGCCGGGATTAGGCTTAAACACTACATCCTGTGCCACCTCAACGTCAAACTCTGCAGGGGCTACCTGTGCAGGTACAGTCTCTTTTGGAGTGGTAACTACAGTCTCACTCTTCTGAGTACGCTCCGATACAGCCTTTTTCGAGCCTCTCGATTTCGGATAACGCCGTTTCGAGCCGCTTGGCAAGGTTCCGTTTAATTGTAGCAGCTTTTTTACGTCTTCGCTCAATATCTATTCTCTGTCTAAGACCTGCATGTGATATGCTACGTCCAGTTTGTTTTGTGAGCCAATTAGCTACATCTCTGTAACTATACTGTTGAAGATGCCGCTTTGCAAGCTCTAAGGCTTCTAACTCAAGCGGTATAGGCTGTAACAAGTTTTCGTTGTCGTGGTGTATCTCATAACCAAAAGGCGGCTTCTTAGTTAGCTTGGCTATAACGTGCCACTCTCTCTCTTTACCGCGTTTTGGTTTAGGTAGCTCCCAATACTCTAAGTCTCTGCTTATGTGCTTTGGTCTTACTATTCGTTATTACCTTCTTTTGGTGGTAGATAAAAGACGCCACCTGTTGAGGTAACATCAACTTTATCTACTTTACCAAGTCCAGCACGATCAAGCAAGTCTTTAGCGGCACTCATCTTATCTTTTATCCCAAGCTCTGTAGGGTCAGACAAAGCCTGTACCATAGCCATTGCAGCTTTAGGCGCTGTACGGGCGAAATAAGATCTTGTAGCTTCTCCAATTTCATCTTTAAGTGCCTCCACTATAATGCGAGTCGGTGTGCCGTTACTGTAACCTGCCAACTTCTTGGCAAGCACAACATCACCACCAGCATCATCGAAGAGTACTTCTAGAAACTTTTGTTGATTTTCTGTGAGGTTTCTTGCCATATGAAGTTGTCCTTTATAGATAGGCTTGCCTTATAGTTTTATGAAGTTTTACTACAAAAGCAAGCTTTATTTTTATTTAAGCCTCTGTTAAGTCCAGAACCTGTCTGTCTATCTGTATCACCAGATGATACGTGAGTAAAAACTGTAAGGCTAAGAATAACAGGAATGCTGTTTCTTAACCTCACTTGTACTCACCGTATACACGGTTGTATATCTCACCACGAGAAATACCTATATCGTGTAGCTCTTTATTAGACATATTCTTTAAAACCCAGTAGTCTGCTCTACGCTGCTGGTGATTTTGAATACGTGTCAGTAAATTCTTAAACATTGCACTATCTCCTTATGTTACGTGCGGAGATAGTTATACTTATATGTTAGCGCTATAGTAGATACATAATGTGCATACCCGTTACCCTACAGGCACAAAGGTTTCTGTAACTGTTAATATCGTATCTATATGCCCAGAACCTGTAGGGGTAACTCTTATTTGATCATTAGGTTGTAGTACTAAATCTATCTGATTGAAGCTTATGTAATCACCCCCACCTAGAGATTTAGCACTTAAAAATTTAGAAACATAGTTAGCTGCTGCTACATACCAACCTACTTCTACTGTGTTAGTAGAACCACCACCATTAACTACATGAATAAAAGTAATCTCAGCAGTACAGTTTGCAGGACATGTATAGACATTCTCTGTAGTCGTACCTGTATTATGCCCATAAACAGACTTAATACGTGCTGGCTTACCTTGATTCACAAAAGACATTAAGCTTCTTTCTTAGTTTTTGGCTTAATAGCCTTCTTTACTTTTTTAAATATACCTGATGCCTCTGCGTCCATACAGATCTGAGTAACGTTAGGGTCTTTACTTTGTACGTTACCAAAACGATCCTCACCTGCAGATTGGTTGCCATTAGCATCCCAAACCATGCCATCACCATCAATAGTGTAACCTGCCGCATTAAGCTGCTTCTTATACTTATCGTAATACTTAGCCATTAGGCTTTACCACGCTTAACAGGGTTCTTTGCTGGATTAGATGCGCCACAGTAACCGCCTGTGTTGTAACCCTTCTTCTTAGCCATACCGCCACCCATATAACCCATCTTCTTAGCTACAGCAGGTGCCTCTTTCTTTAGTGCTGCCATACCAGCATTCATTGGTTTATTAGCCATGTCACTTCTTCCCTTGAGTTGTTGCTTTTTTCTTTGCTGTAGCACTCAAGTCTTTCAAGTGATACAACCTCTTACTGTTCTTACCGTGAGTCTTACCAGAGTGTACTTCACCATTAGGCATCTTATGCATACCACCTTTATGTTCAGTACCATCCTTAAAGTAATGCTTTACGCCTTTAGCCATTATTTTTTAGCCT